AGAACTCCATGATCGCCTCGACAGCGGCTACGGCGCCGTCTTGCACGGTCGTGAAGAAGCCAAGCACCGCGTCATACGCCGGGGCAACGGCAGCACTGATTCCCTCGAAGACCTCGCCGAACGGCGCAAGCACCGCTCCGATTGTTCTGCCGATCGCGCCTATGCCGGCAAGGAAGCCTTCGATAAGCCTGCCGATCTGCGAAAACAACGGCTCGAGGATTTGGCCGACCGGCTTGACGATTGCCGTTACGCCTCCAAGGAACTCGGCGGCCCCCTTGGTGATGCCGTCGGCGAGGCCCGTGAAGGGCAGGAGGATGGCTTGGCCGAGTCCTCTTGTTGCAGTGGAAAGCGAGTCAAGCGACGAGCCAAAGTTGTCGAGCCGAACCTTGTCGATCTCGGAGAGGCGAGCGAGGTACCTCGTGAGGTCTTGCTCGGAAGCGGCGATGTTCTTGAACACGGGGAGCAGGTCGGCGCCCGACTTGCCGAAGATGCCCATTGCGGCGGCAGCCCGCTGCGCCGGGTCTTCGATTGCGGTAATCCGCTCCGCGAGGGTCGTGAACAAAGCCTCTGGCGACTGATCCTCAAGGTCGGCCGCCGACAGGCCGATCTTGGCAAAGGCCTCGGTTGCCGTCTTTTGACCAGACTTAGCCGCGTCGAGCCCCTTCAAGAACTTACTGAACGTGCCACTCAGGCTGTCGATCGAACTGCCGCTGCGCTCGGCGGCGGTCTCCAGAGTCTGGATGAAGGTGAAACTGGCGCCCAGTTTGCTGGCTTCGTTGCCGAGTTTCTCGACGCGATCTTCTAGGTTGACTAGCCCCTTGCCAATAGCAACCGCAGCAGCGCCGAACGCCGCAGCCCCGGCAACTCCGAGCGTGAATCCGTTGACGCTCTTGAGCAAGGAGTTGGACAGGCTGTCCAAGCCGCCCGTCAATCCGCCGCCGCCGTCGAACAGTTTCTTCAAGCCCTCTCCTGCGGACGCAAGGCCTGAGATTCGACCGGCGACCGACCCGAGCGGGCCGGGCAAGACCGAAACGATGCCGGACAACTCGTTTAGTTTCAGCGAGGTCTGTTCGGTTGTTTGGCTTAGTTTATCACCGGCCACGACGGCCTTTGCGTACTCCTTTGCGGCAGCACCGACCGCACGGTTGTACGTCTCTTGCGAGATGCGGCCCGCGTCGAGGTGCTGCTGAAGTTCGAGAACCTCCTTGTCGTATTTCTCTTGCGGCGTGATGACTTTGGCAGTGATTTGTGCCGCCCTGGACAGGGCGTCAGTCCTTGCCTTCTCGGCCTTGGCCGCCTCACTCGTTGCGCCGGTCGCATCGGCCATAGCCCGGTCGTATGTCTCTTGGCTGACGGCTCCCTTCTGAAGAAGTTGGCCGAGCCTTTCTATTGTCGCGGCCCGCTTCTCGTCCTCCGTCCGATACTTCTCTGCGATCTGTGCGCCTTCTTGGAAGGCTTTCGTCAGGTCGGCCGCCTGTGCGGACACGCCCGCGATTCCCTCCCTGAACTCATCGGACGAAGCCGCGCCGCCACGAAAGGCATCGGCAAGAAAGCCCGCCTCGTCCACGACCGCCTGCAAGGCGGCGGGCAGTTCGCCCGTAGTCGCGTCCCGAAAAGAGTCGAAATACTTGGCCGCCTGCTCGGCCCCGCGACCGAGTTTGCCGATAAGTTTGTCGGCTTCAGTCAGACCTTGAGACAGGCCGGAAGTGCTGGCCGACAACTGCATCGCGAGGCCGATAGCCGTTGCCATACCTACTTGCCTTCCTTGAGGGCGGCTTCAAGCCTCTGGAGTTCTTCCATCATCTGAACTCGGTGCTGCGGAGGCTTTAGGACGGGGATAAAATCCTTGGGCTTCGGCGTACTACCTCTAGGGCAGTATGGGGCAAGGGAGGCGGAAACGACCAGACCTGCCCGATCCCATTCGCCGCCAACAGGCTCGTAGTACCTGTGGTACGACTGCCAATACGCGAACTCACGAGCACTCATGGTCGTGAGGACGTCCTCAAGTTTCATCTTGAGGTGTCCGGCCAGACGCATCGCAAACCGAAGCGTCGGCCGGAGGTTCAGTTTTTTGCCAGTTCCTCGACGTCCTTATCGGAGAGGGCGTTATGCTCCATCGCCTTCTGCCACAGACGGGACATGACTTTTGCCGACTTTTGTGCGAGGAGCGGAATGTCCTCGTCCTTGAAAAGCCGGACCCCCTTGGAGTCGCAAAGGCAGCGGGCGAGGAACTTCGTGCGGAAGTCCTCGACGCCTCGGCTCTTATTGAGGACCCAATCGTTCTCGTAGGCGTCTCGCTCGCCGACCGTCATCACCCGGATAAAGACGGAGTCGCCCCACTCGGGAACCTGAACCTCAAGCATCCCGAGATCGTCAGCCGAAAGAATCTGGTCGCGGGTCAGGGGCATCGCTGTCTCCTACTGAATGATTCGGAGCGTAACCGTGTATCGGTTTACGCCGTTGAGTTCGGGCTCGTAACTTACACTCTCGAACATGGCGAGTCCAGCGTAGGCCATGTTGCCGTCGACCTCCACCTCAACGGTCCCCAAGACGCCGTGGTTGGCGGTGTCGGTGCCCGTGGGGTCGTAGCACGAAAAGGCAATCTGACCGGGGCTAGGGTTCCATCCTGGCCCCTCGCGTGCGCCCCTATCCAAGCGGTCGCCGCCGTGCTCAAGGCTGAGTTGGAAAATCTCTTGGAACGCTATGTCGTTCCAAGAGACCGAGATGCCGGTGCTGTATGTAGCCACGGGCTTCAGGCGACCCTGAAGGTTGCGTTCCCACGAATGACTTCGTTGAGGGCGAGCGTGACGCTGCTGGAAACGCAAGTGGCGTTGCCGGAGAGCGAGAGGCCACCCGTGATCGAGTAAGCGGCGCTCGTGCCGCCAGCGATGGCAGCAGAACCGATGTAGTCGATCGTGACCTCCTTGCCGGTCTCGCCGCCGGTGGCGCCCTTCAGGGGGCGATCCATAAACAGCAGGCTGGCGCCGGTCGTGAGGCCGAGGTGCGAGACGTCGATCTGGTCGCCGCCGCCGGCGGGGTCGGTCAGGTTGTAGACCAGATTCGTGATCGTGTACTTCGTGCCGTTGAACGTGAACGAGGTTCCCGGTCCGTCATGGGGCGTCGAGGCCATTCTTCATAACTCCTGCCAGAGGATGTCGTAGGACTGAGTGACTTGATAGACGGGCGGAAGTTCGCCGCCCTCTAGTTGTGCGATTCCATCTGACTCGTTTTCGAGGAAAGCACGCTTGACTTCTGTACCATAACTCGTGCGAGCCTTCCCGTCCAGAGCAAGCCGCACGGCGTCGGCGATCTCTCGGCAGTCGGAGTATGTAACCCCATAAATACTGAACTGCACGGTCAGCCGGGGGACGCCGACTGAGGCCAAGGAGCCAAGTGTCGGGTTTCTTTCGATGGTCGTTCTCTCGTAGACGATGAACGGCACGGCAGCCGACGAGGGGGCCAGGATGGGGAATACCCGGAAGCCGACCAAGCCGGCGACCACAGGATCGCACACAAGCGATCTACACAGAACACGCTCTGGTGATTTGAATATTCTCATCGCGGTGCGAACAAGTCTCGTGAGGCGTTGATGACGGCGTCGTAGAGGGCGCCGGCGAGCACTTGCTGGCACTGTGACCGCGTCTGCTCCCATGCCCGTTTGATCGGGGCGTACGGCCGCACCCGCCCCAGCCGAACCGTCTCGCCAGCGGCGGCTCGTGTGAAAAAGGCTCGCGGGTAGGCGGGCTTGGTCTTTGCGGCTTTGAACATTCGCCTTGCGTTCTTGCCTTTTCGCTTGGCCTGCACGACCGTGAAGTTCGACCGCCGGGACGACTTCGACCTAAAGGACGAGGCGTAGACACCTCTTGTCGTTCTTTCCTTCGTGCCGAACTCAAGCAAGCCGGCGTGGAAGGCTGCGGCGTCGTCCCCGCCCTCCGGCACTCGCCTCCCGCTGACGGCCCTAAATCCGATCAACGCGATGGCGTTGCCGGTACGCGGATACCTTTTGACCTTGGATACGACGGCGCGGGCAAGGTTGCCAGTGACCTTGTTGCGCTTCTTCACCTCGGCCTTCAGCGCACGGAGCGCGGGTTCGGATGCGGTGTTCAAGGCGGCGCCGAGATACTTCGCCGAAATCTGAGTGCCGAACGTCAACAGTTTTTGCCGGAGTTCCTCAATCGGAGGCTCCCAAGCAAGGAAAAGACCTTCCTGCCGCGTTCGAGAAATCATGCCTACACCTTCTCGGAGCAGATCAGTTCGTGTTCACTTCGGTTGGCGTGCTCAAGGAGGCTGTCGATCTCAAGCACCCTGCCTCGCCACACGATACGCATCGTCTGGCTAAGGCCGCTGACGTACCTCATGCGGACTCGATGGGTGATGGTCGTATCCTGCTGCCCACGGAGGAGGACTTCCCTCGCCGAAACGCCTTCAACCGACGCCCAGCGTTCCGCAAAGTACGACCACGCAAGCGTAGTCTCTCCGAGCAGGTTGCGGCTCTCGGTCGCAACCTGAATAGTTACCCGCTCGCGGAGTTCGCCAGATCGAATCATGTGCCGTACAGAAACACCGTGTACGTTGCCGTGCCGGATGCGTAGTTGGGCGTCAGCGTCAGGTCGCCTGTGGAGTTGACGTGTGTGTAGGCAACCCCGTTGTCGCCGACTCGAATGCGGGCGGTTGCTTGGCTGTCCTCTAGCGTCATCTCCCGGCTGGCCTGCAGGCCCATCCGAGTGATGGCAGTGAACGCTACGGGCTGGCCCGCAGCGTCAACGTACCCGGTGCTGCCCTGCTGGATGGTGATCGGAGACGTTTCTGCCGTGCCTTTTATGACGGCAACCTTGCCGGTAACTTGCGACTCGCTGGACTCGACGTCAATAACCTTGATCGAGTTCGTTGCGTCGTCGCTGTCGTGAAACACGATGTCGACGTTGACGCGGCCCGCAATACTCATCGGTACGACCCCCACTTGGCGGAATCCAAAAGAGCCTTTGCCCCCATAGGGACTTCCGAGGCTGAAGTGCTGTCGACGGCCTGCCGCCTTTCGTACCACGTTGCCACGATCATCAGCATGGCGTGCCGAACAACCCTTGGCACGTCGTCTGGGCTGGCCCCGTAGCCGCCCCACCATGTAACGGTCAGGGAGTTCTCGTCACTCAGGTGCGACGGCCACGAACCGCCGTATAGGGGGCGAAGGGCGCCCGGCGTCGCGTCCCTGTCGATTCGGTACTCCGAGGAGGCGAGGGTTGCCGTTGCGCCCTGAGAGTCGGAGATGTATGTGACAGCCACGGTCGAGACGTCCTCTGCTGTAGCCATCGGCGGGCGCGGGAGGGTGATCTCGTGCGGGAAGTTGTCCAACTTCATTCGCCATTGCGTGTGGGTCAGCGTCCGGTCGAGGTAGTCTTCGCAGTATTCCCTCGCTGCGGTGATCAAGGCCGCGATGTATGCGTCGTCGTTTTCGACGTCCACGCGGAGGTGC